TCACTACGCAGCCACATTAAACCACTCCGGTACAGGACGTTTTGTCCATACCATTTTGAATCTATCTTGTTTTGTTTGATAGTATTCACGATATGAACGTACTGTTTGACCTTCATGCATGCATTGTGGTTCATGCGTCATAGCAAGTTTAAAATCTGTAAATGGAATGCGCGGAATATTTTTTGGAGGTTTGATTAGCCAGTAACGTAATTTTTCTGTACCATGCTGTTTGCCGTAACGATAAGTATACTCGTTAAGTAAAGCAACAAAATGATCATAGTGCCAGTTATAGTTGTATATTGATTCCATAGTCCATACAGTACAAGGATGACCGTGATGTACTGCTTTGTAGAGAATCTTTTCCATCTCATCATTAGGATGAACCCAATAGTTAATCATCCGTTTGCCAGATTTTGATGGTCGTTTTTCTGTATAGCCATCGAGCATACGATGAGCTGTTGATAACATTTGGGCAGACTCAACTATCATTTTTACGACATGTTTATCGCACTGTAGTTGAGCCGCCGTTGTTGGATTAATATCTAGTATAAAAATATTCATGAGTACTACCGCCTACCATATTACTTAATTTATTATAAACCAGGAGAGGCATGTTGTACACCATTATTTTTACATATCAATCGTTTTTTACAGTTGCCTCCTCTATCGTTTTGAGAATGAAGTCTCGCTTATTTCGTATTTTTTGAGCTCTTTGAATCTGTCCTTTCTTTTCTAGCTTCTGGGCATAAATGTCTAGTTCGTTGGAATCTTTAGTTAAACGTTCAATTTGAGCAAATACCATTGATATTTTCCTGTAAAAAAAGAGCGCACACGATAGTGTACACTCCTGGTTAGAGTTAAAATTAAGTTGGAATTAGTCCGCAAGCAATCCTGGGTATGCTTCTTCAACAACTGGCCTCGTTAGTCCTTTCGGTTGTTGCTTATTAATCATGCCAATAACTAACCTAGCATCTTTAGGATGTACACCTTCCAGCATCTGAAGAAATAATCTTTCCTTTTTATACTTAGGTGTATCCATATGTACACCTTGGACAAAATAAGCAAACTTCTTGTTATGCCTAGTTAAGTCCGTAGGATTGTTATGTTCATCCGATGGGGTGTACGGAGGTTCTCCGTCAGGGATCGACCACTTTATAGTTGAGTCCATCGATCCTTTAATAATATCCTTTAAAGCCCAGTTATTATTGTGCTGTTTCAAAATAGCAATCTTATCCGATTTCTTTTTAGTCTTAGCAATTTTTTCTAGAATTTCATATACTCTCATACCAATTCCTCAATTGATTCAATCATCATCTTCATGTTATTATTTATCAAATAAGGTAACACTAGACCCTTGTTTTTCCACTGATCTTGCGAATTAAATTCGCTAATGATTTTGTTTTTTAATCTGTCCGGTGTTTCGGTCAGATCGATTAAAGTTTTATTGCGGCAATAGTTTCTATACCAACTAGCTGCATAAAGTAATTCACCTTCAGCAAGATCTTCAATGATTGCATCTTTCTTCTTACGTGATAAAGGTGTTTGTCTCTCCCCATTTACAAAGACATCGTCATGAGAGAGCACATTAGGGACTCCGTCGCCGGCGTCTCCAGTTAAAATCTTTTCTACTAGGTTTGATCTTGGATTATCCTCAACTACAGGTTTCTTAAGCAAAGGTGAGAACTGCTTTACATTAGGAAACTTTTGTAGTTGTTTAAAATCATGGTCAGAAGAAATAATCATTACATCTTCATACTGACCAAACTCTTGTGTATTAGCTACGATTGTACCAATTACATCATCGGCTTCACATTCATCGATCTTAATAACTTTATATGGAAAGTTCTGGCGTATTTCTGTTTGTACTAAATCCAAAATACGAAAAGCTTCGTTCCAATCAAAGTCAGATTCTTTTCTACTTTTCTTACGATTAGCTTTATATTGTGGATAGTAGTTACGACGCCAGTTATTGCCAGCGTCGATAGCTAGTACAAGTTCACCATACTGATCTTTAAATTTTGAGCGATACATCCGCAATGAATTAATCATCATATGACGGAGCATGCCTTCATCATTTACTTTGTTGATTGCAATGTTTGCAATTGCAATACCACTAAAATCTACAAGAATCATACGTTTACCTTTCAATCATTTGGTACTATTCTACCATATATCATAACAAATGTAAACTACTTATTTCATTTTTTCTGCAGCTTCTTGTACTTCTTTCACGTCTACCTTTCCTTCATTCATAAGCTTATGCCTATTGGAAATATGTCCACGTTCTATGTCTGCTTTGTTCTGTCCGAAGTACTTAACTGCGTGTCCTTCTTCAATTAAAATTTCGGTAAGCATCTTATCACCAATAATAAAGTCTCCTAAGATACGACCAAACTTACCTTTCATGTCTTCACCGTCTTTTGCGGCAAATGTTTTTAGTACTGTATCTTTTTCTATTAATTGTTTTACTCGTTCTTTTGCGGCTAAACCAAAAACCTTTTCTACTTTATCTGATGTTCTAGATTCAGGTGTATCGATACCCATGATACGTACACGTTCGTCTTTTAATGTAACACCAAATCCCAGGTCGATGTCTACGTCAACAGTGTCACCATCAACTATCTTCACCACCTTTGCTTTGTATTCGTACATTTGCAATTCCTTTTAAATGTTTACTATGAATTTTTCCACCTATAAACTCATTGTAATAATCATCACGGAATAATACATCTCTTTGAAATTGTTCTTTCATTTCAAAGTAAGTCATCTCACCCTTTGTTTTACATAAGTAAAGAATTTCTCTTTTAAATCTTTCTCGGCCATGTTCTTCTACAAGAAGCTTAACCTCTTCGTTAGAACCAAAGTAATCTCTCCAATCGGATTCTACTCGCGTACGAACCCTTCGTTTTCGTGTTTTTGTTTTGGGGAGAATTTTAGGTTTCCAGAAGTTTTTCTTTCCTATGTACTTTCTACTATTATTTATATCTGTTATACAATAGACAAACCCCTGAAAATCATCAGGGGTTTCATCAAATTCTTTTTGTTCATAATACCACATGCTTTTATATATCTGTTTCAGAAATGTCCTCCGCTTCAGCTCGCCTTCCACACATTGGACAAAATTCTGGCACTTTGTCATCCTCAACTAAAACTATAGTTAATGAATCACATTCTTCACATTCTACTCGATATTCTTTTTCCACCGGTTCTTACGCCTCTTCTTTTTCCATATCCAAGTCTTTCCATTATTTTCATTCTTTGATAGTAATGATAAGTTGGCCACTCCGCAATTTCTTTTTTTGTTCTACCGCAGCCTATACATACACCATACCTATCTAATCTACAGATTTGCAGACATGGTGATATGTACATATCAGAAGTCAATTTCGCATGCACCTCCTGCACAGGCTGCAGCGCCAATAGTATCGACATCTGTATAAACTCGTTCTGTTAAGTCAGCTTCCCAATCAACTGGTTTTAAATTCTTTTGAATTTTATTCCACTTATGTAATAGGTAAGCATCTTTTAAACAGTATTCTGTTTTCTTAATGTCTCCTTCCAAATAATTTTCAGCAAAAGCATTGAACCTTCGTACCCAATCTTTCTTGGCAGAATTTTCAGATGACTCTACTGATAAGTCTTCACCCATACCGACTGCTGTAGCACATGCTGTCCAAAGATTATCAAATACTTTTAAAGCATCTACTACCATGCCTGATGCAAAGATTGCACCTTGATCATATTTATTGACCATCTCATCTGCAGAAATAACCTGCGTATTAGGAGCTTGGTTGTAATCTTTGTCGCCAGTAGGAGCAAGGAATGAAATGCCTGAGAATGAATAACGATTTTTATATACGTATTTTTCTACTTCATCCCAATCATCTACAATGATAGTGTTTGATACGTTATGGTGTAAACCTTTATCTGCACATAAGTCTTCATTTGTGCCAGCAACAACCCAAGCCTTTTGAGCTTTCTTTACGAGTTCTAAATGTTTTACGCCATATAGATTATCTTTGAATAAAGAACCGGTTTTAGGTACAATAGGAAATGACACGACTACGTCAGTGCCACCAGCTGACCAAACAGAATCTTCAACCATAAATGGATTTGTTCTAGAAATTGCCTGTGTTATTTCTGATTCTTTATTCATCTGTACATTTCGTATATACATTGGCGAATGCTCAGCGTGGATACCTGAAGCAGTTTGTAAAAGTACAGAAGCGTTACCGCTTGGCTTAACACATGTAGTTCTTGCAGCTGCGTTAATACCAATGATTGATGCTACTTCTTTGTTAACTTTCTTAACAATGCTAGCACCTTTCTTTAAAATCTTTTCATCAAATAAAATGTCAGGGTTGTTCATCCAGCCTGTAATGGATACACCTAACAATGCTTCTCTGTCAAATATTTTCTTTGATGTTTCTGAAATAAATTTAAAGTCTGTATATCCAGCTTGTAGTGTACCTAAGATGGCAGCAGCTCTACATGCTTGATAGAAATCTTCTTCAGTGGTACACTTACCGCCATTGATTTCTGTGAGGTTACAACCTTGCCAACCAGACTCACCTTTGTATTGTGGAAACATTCCAATCTCAACACAAGGATTTGTGGTATGTTCTTTTGATGTGGTAAAATAAAAACCTGGTTCACCAAATGATTTTACTGAATCCATAATCTTTGCAAACATTTCTGGTGTAGCTTCATCACGGACAATTACAGCTGAGTTGTTTGAACGACCACGTTGTGGATTATCCATAAACCAGTTACCTGTTTTAGCATTCATCATTTGCTCATCTTCTGGCGAGAATAAACAAATGGTGGCTGATCTACGAACACCACCTGAAAGTACAGCGTCTGCTGCATGCATACAGATATCGTATACATTAATTGGTCTTAAACTTACAGATTCTTTTGTGTCCATTACAAGACCTTGTAACATATACTCAATTTTATCAAGCGCACGTCGCAGTCCCTCAGGGCCTGGAGCCTTAAACCCTCCGCTGATTTTCGCACCTTTAGGTCTTATCTGACTTAGGTCGAAAAATACTCTTCGTCCTTCATAATCTTCATGCTTACCACCACCTACAAAGTAAGAAGACATTAATACGTCAAGAGCAGAAGCCCAACCTTCAATGGAGTCTTCTACAATATAACCTTTAGCCTGTTTTGTTCTTTGTGATATTTGTGGAAGTTTAGCGACATGGTGTTCTTGTACTGAGAACCCTGCTCCTGCACCACATAAAAGAATATAGAAAAACTCACCAAAGAATGCAGGTCTGTCTGCATATGAAGACGTACAATTGTACATTCTCATTTGGTGTTTCTTCAATTGTTCTCCACCGAATTGCAACGCACGTTGAGCACCTAGTACTCGTTGTTCTTTATATGCTGTCCTAGCTTCTTCAATATATTTTTCTAGTTTATTTGTATGTTCTGAATAATTTTCTTCGTGCATTGATAGCACACGGTCTACTGCTTCTTCCCAAGTTTCATACGTATTGGATTCGTCTTTAAATCTAGAATATCCATCATAAAACTTTGTTTCAGACAAAAAAGCACGTGTGTCTGCAAAACGGTTTTGCATACTTGTAATCCTTTATTGATTGTAAATTTTCTTTTTTAGATAGTGGTATTATATATTCTTTTTCAGAATTTGTAAACCGCTATTCAGGCCAAAAATTTAACATTTTTGCTTCATTTATTAAATTTATTTTTAAATCCGAATCTTCAATTAATGCACCATAGTCTTTGCATGAGTTAAGAAAATTAGAATCTAAATAAGCGTTCAAATTATCATAACCATCATGTAAAGAAGTTAAAGCATTGATAGCTGTTTGACGAGACGTATTCATTGCATAACCTAATACCATGTGGTCTAGACCAAATGGCACTGAGTCTAAATTAAGACTATCCCACATGGTTTCAGCAGAATCATTGCCTGACCAATACTTATCAATCACTTGTTGTTTTGCTGTTCCATTTGCCATTAAGCAGATTCTCCTCCTAATGTGAGTATTTTCAATTGATTTCCTGCAACAGCGTATCCTGCTCTAATACTTCCGTTATTTGTATTAGGTTCAAGATCACCATTTATTTCATTTATATAATATGTAGTGTTTGGTATTAGTCCACTTTGATTATTATCGATTGCTCCATGAATTTTAACATTAATTGTATCTCCGCTGTCACCTGCTTCTTGTGCAATACCTAAATAGTTTGCTCCACTAATACTTAAATTTGTATTCTGTCTTCTTTCTGGATGAAATATATCAACTCCATTGTAATACGTCGAGCCGAATCCCCATGTTCCTCCGGTGCGCCAAGCTCCCCAGTATTTAAACCTAATAAGAGCAGCAGTATCGAAATCATCAAACTTATGAACTGTCATGGGGTATGATGCATTATCAGTCCATGCGGAATCAATTAACATAGTATGAGTACTATCTTCTAAAGATATTGTTCCGTCGCTGTCTGCAGTAAACCATCTTACCTGTGCTCGATCTGGATTAGCTTGATAATCTGTAAATAATACACAATTTTTTTGTACTGCTTTGTCATGAAATACTTGTGCCCAACCATTTAAATATCCAGTAAATTCCACCGCTGATCCAATCGTAGGATCTGAGTTATAAGATGTATTACTGTTTATAGTACGTAGCTGTCCAACATTATTGTTATCTCTATATGCAATTACACTAACACCCGCGCTAGAATCATAACATCCACCATGTCCTCCACTAGTAGATACTCCACCGCTAGTAGTAACTGGTGTCATATAGTTCATAAGATTAGAACTGGCGTATGGCTGCATTTCGTCTACAAATAGATCATAAGAACCTGATCCGCTTGTTGTATTATTATTGATACCTAAGTGTATAAACTTGTGAGCTTTGGGGTTATACCAAGGCCTTGATGCATAACCAAAATCATCAAACTCAATACTTGTTCCGTAGTTAGTTCGCGATTGTTCTATCGTAATTGTATTTCCGGTAGTTCTAAATCCAATATATCCAGTATTACCAAATGAAGGTCTGTAGTAATAAAAATGCCCACCATCATAGCTTGACCACGAACCACCATACGTACTTTGATGCTTGTCTTTCATTGCTTCAGTTCCATAGAATCCAAATGATTGGCTATGTCTAGTTGGATAAGAGCTGTTAGGACTTTCTACAGTATAAGTACCACCGTTGGTAAGTGTTACATTGCCTGGCGTATCAACGTCGTCCGGATAAACTGTGTATATGTAACTTGCAGTTTTGGCGCCGCTAGAATAATATTGATATGCAAAGTTAACATGTATTCTATTATTTTCACCTTGTACCGCGCACCAACTATTACTTAAGCAGCCTCCGTAAGAAGTACTACTGCTATAGTATGATGATTGCATAACATGCACTGGTCCTACCTTTTGTATAGAGTGGCCAGTCGCATCCATTTCAAACATTCTAGCCCATAAATTTCCTCTACCCGATGTGCCGCTGCAACCAATTATAATAAATTTATTTTGTCCTACATAAAATAATTGAGGGCCCCAATTATTATAAGCGTAATCATTATAAGTATTTCCGTTATTACCACCGCCGTCGCTATCCAAAAATACAGTTTGTAGGATTTCATGCCGTTCAAAAGGTTGACCAACTTTTTTTACTAAGTTACCAGGAGTCAATATAACTGCGTCACCGACTGCAACAGAACCACCAAGGACTCGATCAACATTACCACCGCCATCAACATTAATATCTGCTAGTGTTTCTTCGTCAGATGCAACAGCATCACCTACTTTTAATAATCTAATGTTGGATGTATTGTTTGCTTCTGTCTTACCGAGAATAGAAGCAATATCTCTAGTACGGCTACTCATCCTATTCCCTTATCTTTGTAATAGTCTGCAAATCTTTTTAATAGTTTAGGTGTACCTTTTTTCTTACGACGATCATGTATAGTTTTAGGTTTTAGTTTAGGACCCATCGCAGTGTCAGCAGGATTAGGAATATCTCCTGTTGTAACCATTTCACCAACGTCTAAAGTCTTAGGATAATTCTTATCACCAGGTTTTAGTTTACGTTTACCTGCAGCTCTACGTGCTCGTATGTTAGCCCATAAACTTTCTTTAGTATCTTTCCCCATAGACTTATCCTTGTCTACTACACCAGATTTTTTGATGTTATTAATAAGTTTGTTTATGCGTGGATTACTTGCTGTCATTGGTATAACTCTTTTATTGTAACATATACTTTTTGATTTGTTTTTATATGTGTAGCTTCATATATATCAACACCAAATACGTCACCTATTGGGTAAGCATCATCATTAACTCTTATTTGGTCCTTTGCATTACATAGTTCTTCTATTGTACTATTTAAAACTTTTGCTTCTCTTACTCTATAAACACCAGGTGCTAATTGTTTATCTTCTAAAACAAACCACTGGCTATTTTCATTTAGAAAATCTAGAACATCGATCTCGCATGATTCACATATCTTTTTTATTTGCTTATCATTTAAATCTAGTTTTTCTTTTATCAAATATAATGCAGCAGCAAAGCTACCAAGTTTACTACCGCCGCCTGGAACTTTTTCCAGTATTCTTTTAATGTTAGCACAAAGCCTGATAAAAGGTGTCCAGCTTCCATCTGCCTTTTTGCCTTTTATTCGTTTTCCGTTTTCATCTATTATTCCAGCTTTATACGCATCCCAATCTTTCCAATCCAGAACTAACATTCTGATGAAACGAAAAGCGTATACGGTATCAGCGGCAGACTTTAGTATTCCCATTATATTTTCCTTAGTGCCTCTATAACCTTCTCATCCATTACTACACCAGTCAGTTGGTCGTTCTTTATGTAACGTAAGAATATTAAAAACGGTTTTACAATTGGCCAATGCCTTTCTTCTAGTTTTACGTCTAACATTTTCAAAGTTGGTTCAATACCAAATGCATTAAATAGTACAATCAAATGATTTAATATTAAGCGCTCAGACAAAGCTTTATCATCTAAGTAGCGATTAACCAAACGCTTAACATACTTAAATCTTTTTAGATCCTCATAGAACTCGTCTATGTCTGAGAACCTAGGGTTATAATAATGTCGCGCTGCAAATAGCAGCAAATTTTTTTCATTTAAATTGTCCATAACAAAAGTATATATTAACTACTTCATACTCTTGTAAGCTGCAGCAATTGCATTAACTGGCTTTTGATCGCCTGAACGAACCTGATCACCAGCATTTCTTTGCTTAGCTGGTTTAGTTACACGACCTGCCTTAGACGCGTCATCATGACCTTTTGCTTCAGTGTCATCAACTTCCTTTGGTTGATTAACCATATCCTTTGCACCTTTGCCTTTTAACTTGTCATCCATAGTCTCGGCATCTTTTGCATTAGGATTCTTTTCTGATTTTTCCAACACTGAT